TACTTATTTAGATGATTATAAAAGAGAGAAGCCATGCTATGCAATAACAAAAATAGGTTGTGACTTTATAGCAAATAAAATGACAGGAATAAAGGGTACTGCATTTACGGGGATATATACTAAAAGATTTAATGAAATGGAACAAATATTAAAAGAACAGCAACCAAAGTTACCAACTACATATAAAGAAGCATTGCAACAGTTGTTAATAGAAGTTGAGGAAAAAGAACAACTACAATTAGAAAATCAAGTAATGAAACCAAAAGCAGACTATTTTGATGCTTTAGTAGAAAGAAATTTACTAACAAATATAAGAGATACAGCAAAAGAACTTGGAGTCAAAGAAAAAACATTTGTTTTATGGTTAATAGAGAAGAAATATTGTTATAGGAATTTAAAAGGGAAAATAAAACCCTATTCTAATAAGATGCAGTATTTTGAACTGAAAGAATTTACAACACCATATGGACATTCAGATACTCAAACATTAATAAATCCAAAAGGAAGAGAAGCATTTAGATTATTACTTATGAAGGATGGATTGATAAAAGAAAAAGAATGTCAAATAACTTTATTAGGTTAAAGATTAATAGCACCTTGAAAACTAAATACAGAATATTTTGAAAAGGAAGTGATTAAATTGAATAAAGAAAAAATGGCAGAATTTTATTCTTCAAAATGGAGAATAAACCTTCTTATAGATACACAAAAAGATTTAGCATATTCACTATCTGATGTAAAAGGTAATTATCCAGCTTATCTAAGAAAAGAATATGAAAACTTAGAAGAAGCATTTAATAAAGTAATTGCTGGAGAAGGCAAACTCTTATCAGAATTATAAAAAAGTAGTTAGACATATATCTAACTACAAAATAAATTTACTGAATTAAGAAGCGATTGAGAAGTGTTTGAGCGATAAGCATTGCCAAATCAGGGTGTTTATTCAGAATATCACCAAATCTAGATAAAAAACCTTTTTTTAAAGGAATATTATTTTCAGATGTTGATTCAATTAAATCAACTATATTTTGAGCTTCATATTTTTCTGCTTGAGTAAGGTTTTTATTAGTATCTATAAATTCTCTCAAATCAGAGAAATCAATACCATTATTTATAGTCACAGAGCCAGTATTACCAACAGCAGAGTTTTGCATATTTTGAATATTAAAAGTTTGATTTATATTTTGTGATTGATTTTTTGGTTCAAATTCTTCGAAATTTAATCCTTTGTTTGTAACATCCGATACAATTGGGTATATTGAGCCTAGATATTTTCTTGAAATTAAATAATTATTTTCAGACAGAAATCTTATGGCTTTTCCAATTTCATTTAAAGATAATGATGGTAAATTTTCATGTATTTGTTCTGCACTAAAATCAATGCGTTCGCTTTCAATAGCAAAAGGTTTTAAAAAAGAGAGTATTTTCTTTGAATTACTGTCTAACATGCGTGCACCACCTAACCATATATTTATAGGATTTATCCTACAAATATAGTATATCAAAGGAGGAGAATAATGGCAATTAATGACAACATAAATGAAATTTTAAGAGATAGAGATTTAAAAGCATGGAAATTAGCAAAAGAAATAGGCGTAGATTCAGGGAATTTATATGCAATTTTAAGAGGAAAAAATAAAAATCCAACTATAGATACATTAATAAAAATAGCTGACTATTTAGATGTTACATTAGATGAACTAGTTGGAAGATAGGAGTGGTAAAAATAAAGAATAAACATTATTAATTATGTTCTAATTTTAACTTTATATTTTTTAGGAATTGTATTCAGTAAGTTATTTATAAATACTAATTGAGAATAGGACAATTTTTAAGATACATAAAATATAAAAAGGAGGGGGTTAGATTGCCAAAGATAGAAAAAGATTTAGATGGTACAACTACCATAACTTACCTTGAAGATGATATAGATGTTCCAACAGATGATAATGGTTATAAAATATCCATGACAGTATTACACGGAAATACTGTTTGCCATGTAGTATCTCCTGAAACAATATTAGGAAGAAAGTTTACATTAGAAGAAAAACAAGAAAAAGATGAAATGATATATGAAGCTATTGAAAAGATGATGATAGATAGACAGTTAAGAGAGCAGAAAGTAAACAAGGAAGTTGCTAATAATTAGCACTTCTTGCAAAGTAAAATAGGACAAGTATTTTAAAACAACTAGGTATATATTACTTAAGTACAAATATAAGAAGGAGGGACTTAGTTGAGTATAAGATGGTTTCTAAGATTTTGTAAAAAACATAAGAAAATGCCTACGCCACGATTTTATGCAGAGTGTGTAGCTTATATGGAAGAATGCAGACAAAGAGGACTTGAACTTTAAGGGGGATTGAATATGGAAGTAACCAAAAGATTTTTAGAATACAAAATACAGGCTCTAAGCGAGAGGATAGAATATAAAAAGTCAATTGGATATAAGTGTAGAGCAGACGAAAAAGAATTAGGAGCATATGAGGATGTTTTACTTATGCTAAATTCAGAGATTGAATCAATAAGGGGATTGGAAAATGAAAAGTAGACAAGAATTAATCAAAGATATAGAAAAATACAGAAAAGCACAATACTTAATATATTTAGATATAGTACAAAGAGCATGGGCAGATAGAAGTCTTACAGCAGATGAACAAGACAGAATTAAACAAGAAGCATATGCAGAGTACAAAAGGATAGAAAAAGATACAGAAGAAGCAGAAGAACTGCTAATGAGAGAAGAATTTGAAATGGATAGACCATTAAGTGTTCAAATAATGTAGAAAAGAGCCACTGCAATGGCTCTAATCAAAAATATATCAAAAATTTAATTAGCTATATTATAGCATAAACGGAGGGAAATTATGAGTACTTTATATGAATTAACTACAGATTTATTAGAAATAGAAGAAGGTTTAACAGAAACAACAGGAAATGAAGCTGAAAAACTAGAGGAAATAAAAGAAATAATAAAACAAGAGATACAAAATAAAAACACTAGGATAGTTTCAGTAATATTAAACATTGACAGTGATATAAACTCTATAGATTCAGAGATTAAAAGATTGCAAGAGTTGAAAAGGGTCAAAAAGAATACTCTTGATAGATTAAAAAGCAATATAAAAGACTGTATGGAATTACTTGGTACTAAAAAAGTAGAAACAGTTTTGGGAAATATAAGTATAAGAAAGTCAGCAGGTAGCTTAGTCATAGAAGATGAAGAAAAGATACCTGGTATATATAAAACAGTAGAGCAAGTTGTAAAAGTAGATAAAAATAGTATTAAAGACTTTATCAAAAAAGGTCATGAGGTTGAAGGTTGCAGGATTGAATATGGAACTACACTAACAATTCCAAAAGCTAAAAAAGAGTAGGTGAGGACCATGGAAATTAATAATATTTACATTAAATTAATGGATGTTAGAGTTAAATTTAGTAAGTTGAATTTAAAGAAAAGTGGAGAAAATAAGTTCGCTAACTTCAAGTATTTTGAGTTAGCAGACTTTCTACCACAAGCAACTGGATTACTTGAAGAAGCTAAGCTATGCCCTATAGTGACCTTTACAAATGAATATGCAACTCTAACATTAATTAATGGAGAAAACCCATCAGAACAGATTGTATTTACTTCTCCCATGAGAGATTTACAACTTAAAGGTTCTAATGAATTACAGGCACTAGGAGGTATAGAAACTTATCAAACTAGATATTTGTACATTCAGTTACTTAATATAACTGAAAGTGACACTTTTGACGCAACTAGTGGCAAAAATGAAGCTAAAAGTAATTCTAACAATAGAATTTTAACAGATAAACAATTAAGCAGGTTATATGCAATAGCAAGTAATGCAAATGTTGATAAAGAAAGTTTAAAAGAGAAAGTATTTAAGAGATTTGGAAAAGAGATAAAAGATTTAACAAAAAAAGAATATGACACAATTTGTAATGCTTATGAAAAGCAAAATCAAGAGTAGGTGATATATTGAAATTTAATAATGAAACATATTTTCACATAAATTTTGATGACCCATTTACAAGAGTACCTAACACAATACTAGATAATGAAAATCTTTCTTATTCAGCCGTAGGAGTAGTCACTCAAATGTTAAGATTTCAAAGGTCAGGTAGCCATAAAGTGTATGCAAAATCATTAATAAGCTATAGAAAAGATAGTAAGACAAAAGTAAGTAATGCCTTAAAGGAGCTTATGCAGGAAGGGTTTGTTATTAGGACACAAATAAGGGATGAAAAAGGTCAAATGAAAGGCTATAGATATGATATTTTTGATATACCTCAAAATGTAAATTCTGAAAGTGTTGAAACGACTGAATCTCAACCGTGTGCCGTTTTCCCGACTCCGGTAAAACCGGAAGCTGGTAAAACCGAAGTCGGTGAAACCGGAAGCCGGCAAAACCGAGGTCGGGAAATCGGCAACATAAAAGAAAATAGTATTAAAAAGAAAATAGGTTTAAAAGAAAATGATGTTATTACTACTGTTATTGATGAACAATCTGAAAAAAATAAGACTGTCTACATAAAAAAATATTATGAATCTTATATAGGTGTAATTACTCCAAATAACTTTCTTCAGTTAATGAGTTACTTAGATGATGGAATGGAAGCTGATGTAATAATAAGAGCTATTGATGAAGCAATAGCGAATGGAGTTAAGAATTATAAGTATGTTAAGACAATATTAAATAATTGGATAGAAGCAGGTGTAAAAACTAGTTTAGAACTTACAGAGTATCAGAACGAATTTGAAAGAAAGAAAAAGAGTAAACAGGAGAAGAAACACTCTTTCCCTAGACGTGTGCTCTTCCGATCTAAAATGGTAAAATGTATTTGTTTGATAAAGGTGGTCATCCTGCAATTTTATCGAATGGATTAGATTT